GAAGGAGCTCTTCTTCTAGTTCAGCAGTCATTGTAGATTGAGCAATTTTAAGGAGTTGTTCTTTTTCTTCGTCACTGATTAAACCATCTGCTCCCGATATAGTTTGTTTAGTAGAAATGTAACGTTGAACAATCGCAGTTAATTTAACCAAGTGGTCATCATTTTTAACTGCTACATCTAAATATTCTTTGATTAAAGGGACGATAACAGTTGCATCCGAAGCATTTCGAATCAACGGTTGCAACTGTGCTATCAATTGATTAATTTGTCGATCTTTTTTTTTAGAATTATGATAAACATCGGACATTAAGTCAGCAAAACTAGTCCCTTTAAATAATTCATCATTTTTATCCATATTACAACCTTTTAATAATAAATATTAAAAAGGTAATTTTACGAAGTTTGTACGTTCATATTCGGCAAATTTGTCATAATATAATTCATGTAACACTTTAATAACTTTAGTAATGTTACTTGTTTCTAAGCCCGTACGCTCTCTGATAAAGATATACAATGCTTTTTTATTGAAGTCTTCTATATTCTCACGAGTCTCAAAAATATGCAATATCGAATCTGCAACATGAATATCAGTTGAGTTATTAAACATGTAATTCAATTTAGAATAACAATGTTCAATATAAGCATCCATAAAATATTTTAATGTTTCGCGCATCTCATTATTATGAATTTCAGTAATGATATTTCGTTGTTCATCAATATCCAATTCCATTGTATCTGCTTTTAATTTTTTATATGCCTTTTCATTTTCAGCAATAATATAATTAATTGTAGTACGGGTATAGTATGAATATGCTTTACCTGCAGCTGCATTGAATTTAACTAATCTCTCAGTTAAATAAGTTACGATATCTGTTTGTAAATCTTCGAATGACGAATCGATATAAGTTGGCTTCATTTTATTTATTAAATTTTCTGCCAATTTCATTAAAGGTGGATATATAAATCGTCTATATATCTTTTCTCGCAATATTGGATTGTCATCGACTCCGTTATAAGCCAATATTGCAATGTCTGTTATTTTTGTAAAGTAATTATTACTTTTCTTCGCTCGTTTCGCCATTGAATGTGTCTTTAAGTTCAGTCATTGTTTGTAATAGTAATTGAAATGTAACACCTGCTTCATCTTCTGATTCAAATGCACCTTTGTGGTCTATTTCTTTTAATGTTGCGTAAGCATCTTCGATTCTACCATACATGAATTCATTAGTTAATTCCAATTCCTCAATATATTCTTGAGCTTCTGCTAATATACCAGCAAGATAATAAGCTCGATATCCTAAGAAGATACAAGCAACTAATAGTAAAATGCTGAAAATTGATAATATAATCATAGTTTTTAATCGTTAAATGCTTTAAAAATATCTGTAATAGCAGTTTCAACATTTGGATTATTTTCTGCTAAGTTTTTCAATCCGTTACTCTTCGTTGCTTTTGATTTTTCAACCGTTGGTTTAGGAGTACCTGCCTTATAATTTCTCCAACGTTCATACTCAATCTGAGATGCCATATGATCTGCATGGTGCAATAATAAAGGTAAATTTGTTTTTAATTTAGCTTGAGCCGATCTTGCAACGAAATATGGTTTATTCGCTTCATCATACATTCCATCATGTATTTTAATTGCTTGATATTCTGTCCAAGACATTTTTACTCCATATTCTTGCAACAACCAAATAGATAAATCCGGCACCATTGCAAACGGAATATTTTCATTATGGCGATACATTTTGCCTTGATTCTTACGATGCCAATCTGAAGTTTCAATCTGATATACTTCATTGCCTTCACCCGGAAATCCTATCTTACCCAAATCATGATGCATTGCTGCAAACACTAATTCTTCTTTAGTATAACCCGACATATCAGATCCCATTGTGGTCCACGTAAAATGCAATGATTCTGCACATTGAATAACTCGAAGTATATGATCTACATAACCTCCAGCAAATGCATTGTGATAATGTTCTACTCCAGATGCCGGCATAAATACCATTCTTTCTTCGAATTCATCATACATTTTATTTAATGCTGCTTTACGAGTAGGAAATAATGTATTAACAATTTCTCGATATTCTTCCCAATTCGATTTGATTTTTTCTGCTTCTAACATAACTTATTTTTTAGATTTTTTAGATTTTTTCTCTGCTGCTAATGGTTGTAGTACATCACCATTAACCAATTTAGAAACACATCTAGAACATGTAATTGCAGTTGCATTTGCATCAACTCGTTCACATATCGAACCACAATACTTACATGCTAATTTTTTATAACCTGATACTTTCGTAACTTTTTTTATTTTCATTCTCTTTCGATATAATACATTGCTGATTCTAATTTTGCGATAGCAGCTGCTAAATTTGTTAGCACTGCATCTTTATCTGCATGGTTTTGTTGTATTGAACGACCAATGCTCATGATAATTTCTTTAGCATCTACTACATCATCTGTGATTTTTGCTTTGTACTTGTAATACGCCATAACTTTTATTTTTTATTAAACTTATTTACTTATATAATATAAATATAATTAACCTAAAATCATACCGTTATTTTGAAAAGTTCTAACACTAAGAAGTGTCTGCTCTTTTGCCTTAGCTTCAATCATAACATCAACAGAATCTACACCATAAGTGTCTGGTAATTTTAAAATAAAGTCGGAGTGAGCTTGCTCTTTAATTTTGCTAAACTCTGAATAATGCTTTGCAAAGGTAGGCCAATTTGGTAAATCATCCCAAGCAATACCATGCTTATCACAAATATTCTCAATCAATGATTGGTATTCACGTCTGCGTGATTCTGAGTAATGAGTGCATTGAGTAACACCATGCAAGTCCCAAGTCTCACGTGCCATAAAGAATGCTTCTTGTTCGGATAAGTCACCAGTATTGAACTTGTGATGAAAATAATCAAAGGTAATCGGAATACCAATTTCACGATGCACCATATCGTATAAATCACGAACTGAATACATAGATGCCTTATCATCATTTTCTATAACCAATCTAGCCTTAAGAGAATCAGACAAACGATCATAGTTATGAAGCCAACGTGTAATAGTACCGGGCTTATCATTGTATGTAGCACCAATATGAATATTGATCTTGTTTTCATAGCTAGGTGCAAAGCCCATAAGGTCAAACATTTCTGAATGTCGTTCTAAACTAACAATACTATTATCAACAACACGAGCATCGGGAGATCCTAATATGTGAAATGGACCAGGGTGTGTAGTTAAACGATGACCATGCAGCTTTGCATAATCTCCAGCTTCTCGCAACGCCTTAGCAATTGCATCATACTGAGGAAGGTCAGTTAATTCATAATAATTCCATCTAGGAAACAACTCAGATCCAATTCTGAATAAACGGATATCATGCTGCTCGTTCCATTTGAGGATAGTAATTAAATCTTTTGCATTTGCTAAAGAAATCTCTCCGGCTAATTGCACACCACCTTGCTTGAATTTACGATCAATCATCGTACGGCCGGTGCGAATATTTTGTTTACTCAATTCCATGTTAATACATGCATACCCGTGTCTTATCATATCTTTTTTCACTATTATAAGAAATTAAATCCACAAAACCTAATTATACTATGTTTTTTTATTGAATGATATTTATTTAAAAGAAACCTTAAAGGAATATAATGAAAAACATTTTAGCAGAAAATATGCTTCGTTTTGGAGTAAAAAATTTATCAGAAACATCTAAAACTGCATTACAAGAACAATCAGAGTTTCCAGCAACTGCATTAAAATCAAAATTAACTAGCGTTGCCAATTGGTTAGATCAAACGACAAAAGATGCATTGTCAAAACCAGTTGGTACTACATATTGTGGATTAACTGCTGATAATAAATATTTAGTTACATATATGACTGCTGAAAAGGAAGGATTAGCGTCTGGAAATGGTATATTTAATGTATATACATTAGTAACAGAAGCAGGTTGGCCGATTTTAAAACATGTATTATGGATGATTAATAATGATGGTGTTAAATGGGTTAACAGTAAATATACTGCAGGAACTAATTTAAAATTTGATACATTAGCAGGAGATAATAATGCACAAAAATTTAATGCATATTGGTCCGAACCGCAATATAGTGATCAAATAGTTAAACAAAAACTAGGTAATTTTAATGCTGTTATATTACAATTAATTAATGTTAACATAGAATCATTAAAAAAATTGTTTTTAGAAAATAATAGTAAAATGCCAAATGGTGAATTGTATTCGAGTGAAATCGGTAAGCCTGGTATAACGTTTAAACGTAGTTCATATTATATTAATATTGATCGATATATTATAGATTCGACTGCTCGTAATATTTATAATTTAATTAATGATGCTCAACTTAT